AAATATATTTAATATTAAATGCTTTTAGGGTTAAGTACCCCACGTCTACCTCTTTAGAGGAATTTCACAACTATGTTGTTGAGTTTTCCCACGCGGTTGGCAAGGAAAGGGAGAAGCTTGAGGCAGTTCTCAGGCCGATACTGGATAGTACTGCATCCGTGGACTCCGTGGAGGCCCTACTTAGGGGAATGGCACGACAAGCTCTCCTCCAGAAAATGGCGGTTGCGTCGTTTGAAGCTATTGAATATCCTGAACGAGAAGCCAGTCTCCGTAATCTTTGGGAAGCGTTTAACAACGAATCCTCTACAGAGGCAATGGGGGAGGAGACTACGTTTGTCACAGACGATTTAGAGGAGCTTTACAATAAACAAGTTAAAACACCTGGTCTTAGATGGCGGCTGCAAAGTCTTAACGAAAGTCTCGGGTCTCTTAGACCGGGCGATATGGGGTTCGTATTTGCTAGACCGGAGACGGGTAAAACTTCTCTCCTTGCGTCGGAAGTTACATTTATGGCACAGCAGGCTATACAACCAATTATATGGTTTAACAACGAAGAGCAGGGAGAAAAGGTAAAGATACGGATCTACCAGGGAGCTTTAGGGGTTCCCTTGGAGGTCCTCTTTCAAAACAGGGGTAAGGCCCAGGCTGAGTACCAAAGGTTGACTGGTGGGCGTATAAAGGTGGTTGACGAAGCTATTATTCACCGGGCTTACGTAGAGAAGGTAGTCGAGCAGACTAAACCGGCTTTAATTTTATTTGATCAAATTGATAAAATAACTGGATTTAATAATGACCGAGAAGATCTTAAACTTGGAGCTATCTATCAGTGGGCCAGAACGCTGGCAAAAACTTATGCTCCAGTTATTGGGGTCTGCCAAGCTGACGGAAGCGGAGAGGGCAGTAAATGGCTTAATATGTCAAATGTGGCAAATGCAAAGACAGCGAAACAAAGCGAAGCAGATTGGATATTGGGAATTGGAAGAACTCATGAACGAGGGATGGAACAAGTGCGGCATTTCTATCTCAGTAAAAATAAACTTATAGGGGACACCGACACACGTCCAGATAGGCGACACGATAAGTGGGACGTGCTTATACAGCCAGAGATTGCTCGTTACGAAGATCTAATTTATAATTAGGAGACCTCTTGGGTTACTTAGTTTACTATGAGTGTATAGGAGATAATTGCGGTTGGAGCAAAAAGGGAATGGTAAACCGAATATTTTTTAAGGAGGAGTATACAGAACAGAAAGCAGAGGCTTGTACCCCTCTGGGTTGGAAAATTATCAAGGTAGAAGAGATCCCTTTTCCGCCAGACGGACCACTTTATAAGGGTTATAAGCAGTCGCTTTCTTCGCAAGGGCGATAAATGAAGCCGCTTGAAAGTTATAAAACGGAAAAACGGATAGAAAAGGATTTAAATAAAGAGGGACTAAAGGTTGATTACAACTATAGTCGTCTTTTACCTAGCTCCAGAGATCCTTACTGCTATTATGACAACAACGCAATATCTTTTTACCCTCAAAATAGTGTATTTTGTTGTGCCTACGATGAAATTGGAGATTTTTATCTTTGTACAAAGTACAACAAATACTGGCCCTATTTAATAAAGGCTTGGTTACTAGGCAATCGAGTTAAGTTTACAAGGTGCTCTACCCTCTCCTTTAAGGCATGGAAACCTTTAGAGGCTGCCCTCTTGCAAGTTGGCTTTGTCATAAGGGCAAAACTTAAAAGTAATCACGGTAGATATAAGGTAACTCTTTGGGAATATATAAAGTGACATTCAGGCCATATCTACATGTAGAGAAATTTGGTAATACAGAGGTTGAGGGAATAGAGTTAGGGCAGGTATATATATTTCCCAAGCTAGATGGGACAAACTCCAGTGTATGGAAGGCCAAACCATCGGATGGCCCCCGCCCTATAAACGCGGGTTCTCGAACGCGACTGCTTTCCCTTGAGAACGATAATCAGGGTTTTATGGCCTCCCTTTATAATAAGGGAGAGCCTTTACCCGTCTTACTTGAGTTTTTCAACCAAGTCCCAAATCTTCGTCTTTATGGGGAATGGTTAGTCCCACATTCATTTAGGGGATATCGAGAAGATGCGTGGCGGAAGTTCTATGTCTTTGATGTATTTAATGACAAGACGGACGACTATCTTTCTTACGAGGCGTATAAGCCCCTATTGGACGAGTTCGGGCTAGATTATATACCCCCCTTAGCTACCATCCGAAGCGGGCGCTACGAGGATTTTATGGCCTTCCTGGCTAAGAATATGTACCTATGTCCCGACGGAGGGGAGCCGGGTGAGGGGATTGTTCTTAAAAACTACGACTATTATAACCAGTATGGTCGCCAGACTTGGGCTAAGATTATTCGGAATGAGTTTAAGGATTTACATCATAAGATAATGGGAGCCCCAGATATTAATATGGCTCTACTTGTTGAAGATCGGATAGTAAAGAGTGTTGTTACAGAAGCTCTTGTTGATAAGACAGTAGCCAAGATCAGAGCAGACAAGGGGTGGTCTTCTAAGAATATACCCGAACTATTTGAAAGGATCTTCTACGATCTAGTGAAGGAGGAACTCTGGGACAGGTGGAAGGAAAATAAATTTGGGACGATTAACGGTAAAACGCTGAAAGCGCTGACGATTCAAAAGATTAAACAACTTAGGCCGGAGTTATTTTAAATGAAATATATTGATCCTCCTTCAGGATGGATGTATGGTTTTCCAAAACTTCTACCCGATAATGTGGTAGATGTAAATAAATGGTTGGTTGAGAATGGATATCCTCAATCTAAAATTGATTCTTATGGAGAACATTTTTATTGTTGGTATTCAGAGGGAGAAAATTGATCTACTTTACTAGTGATACTCATTTCTACCATAAGAATATAATTAGGTATTGTTCCCGTCCCTTTGGCGACGTTCAGCACATGAACTCCGAACTTATTCGTAAGTGGAATGAGAAGATTAAACCGGAAGATCAGGTTTACCATCTTGGGGACTTTGCTTTTTGTGGCACAGGGAGGGCACTTGAAACTCTCTCCGCCCTTAATGGAGAGATCTTCCTTATTAAAGGAAATCATGACCAGATGAGCGAAGTAGTAAGAAATCAGTTTACCTGGATAAAGGATTATTATTATTTAACTATTAAGAATTTCTTTGGAATGGACAGAGAATATAATGCACATATCGTTTTATGTCACTATCCTATAGAGTCTTGGGACGGAATGGGACACGGAACATGGCATTTGCATGGGCACTGTCATGGTTCTCTCAAGAGAAATACATTTGGAAAGAGGCTCGATATTGGAGTGGATTGTCACGACTATGAGCCGTTGTCTTTTTTTGAAGTAAAAGATATTATGGATAGCCGTAAATTTGAACAAACAGACGGACATAAAGGTAGATAATGAATCATTTTGATTGGTGTACTCATGTAAAATTTAAGGAAGATCTAGATATATTAACAAGAAAGAATTTTGATGTAAATATGCGCTTATTTAATTCTAATTCTTCTTATAAAAATATTATATTACAATGTTGTGCCCACATAGAATTTGCAACACTTGAAGAAAAAGAAGGGTATAAAAAACCACATGGGTGGTCTGGTGCCAATGCAGGTATTCCCTTTAATATTATTTCTTTTTTTGATGAGGATCAATTTGTTGTTACAATGATTAATCCAAAAATTATAAGATATTCTGGAGTGAGTAAAATGATTAAAACAAATTGTGGCTCTTTAACTCTAACAAAATCAATAGAAGAACCCCGAGATCCATTGATTTCCGTGGAATATTATGATATAAGTGGTAATAAGCATATTTGGGAAAATATTGGGCCAACTCCGGGTTATACCATACAACATGAAATTAATCATACAAGAGGAATTCTTTTAAGATATGCCAACACTTCTAATAATTAGGGGCGCGCCGGGTGCAGGTAAGAGTAAGCTTGCTGCTGCCTTAGTAGCTCAACGGCTGTTTGACTATTTCATTGAGGCTGATAATTACTTTTTGGATCGAGGGGGAGTTTACAAGTTTGATCATACAAAACTTGAAGAGGCCCACGAGTATTGTTTTAATCGCGCAAAAGAGAAGATGGATTTAGGCCATAATGTTATCATTTCCAATACTAATAGGGAGCAGTGGGAATTTGAGAAATATGTTGACTATGCTAAGAATTTAGGATATACTATTCAAGTAATGATACTCGATTCAGACTTTGAGAATATACACGGGGTCTCCAAGGGACGTAAGGAGAGAATGTGGTTTGACCTGCTGTTAGACGTAACAAGTAGCGGTCATTTTGGGATTAGACATGAGCACCTTTGATTTCCCCGAGCAAAGCCTTAGTCGAATTCTAGGGCTTTTAAAAGAGTATTTCTATTATCTTGATATCGAGGAAGAAACCGACGAGGGACGTAAGTTCCACCCAAACAGACTGGGTGGTTCTTGTCGAGCTATAGACGGACAACGCATGAATGAAATTCTTATTGAATTGAAGGAATATGCGGCCTATAGTGATTGACGTTGAAACAACAACCTTTCAAAAAGGAAATCCATTTGCCAGACGAAATCGACTCTGCTACGTGGGAACTTATAGACAAGGGGGCTTTGTTTTCGTTGGCACTGACACTCTCCTACCATCTGTCAGAGAAGAGATTATTCATTCATCCCTCTTGGTTGGATTCAATATCAAGTTTGATTTACATTGGCTTAAACGAGGCGGGATTGATCTTAGTAGTGACAGAAGAGTTTGGGATTGTCAACTTGCCCACTTTTTGCTCACTTCTCAACAAACGCCATTCCCAAGTCTTGATGGAGTCTGTGCTCACTACGGCATCCCCGGAAAACTTAAATACATAGAAGAAAATTATTGGTCGAAGGGAATTGATACACCAGATATTCCACAAGATGAGGTTCTTACATATCTTGCTCAAGACCTTAACTGTACTATGCAAGTCTACGAAAAACAAGTAGAGGAATTCAAAGGGAAACCACAACTTTACAAACTTTTTCAAATTCAATGTCTGGACCTTCTTGCCCTTCAGGAGATGGAGTGGAACGGATTGCGGATTGATGTGGCTAAAGCGTTGGAGGAATCAATAAAAATAAATGGTAAGATTAAAGAAATTGAGACTGCGTTATGTGGCATCTATCCTAGTGTTCCCATTAATTTTGATAGTGGGGATCATTTATCTTGTTTCCTGTATGGTGGTACGATTACTACTTCCCGCCACGAACCTTGTGGCGTATTTAAAACAGGCAAGAAAATAGGTGAAACCCGGCATCGAATTATTAAGGATACATACGATCTACCCAGGTTATTTAATCCAATTGAGGGAAGTTCTCTTAAGAAAGATGGATATTGGTCCACAGATGAAAATTATCTTAAACAACTTAAAGGCCCAAAAAAGATTATCCAAATGCTTTTGGATCGGTCTCGCCTTACTAAGTTACTCGATTATTATGAAGGATTACCTGAACTAATCGAGAAGAAGGACTGGCCGCCTGGCGAACTCCACGGGCAACTTAATCAATGCGTGGCGATTACGGGACGCTTAAGTGCTTCACAGCCTAACCAACAGAACATAGAGGCAAATGTTAAAGAAATTTTTGTAAGTAGGTATGTTGGTACAAGTTAATGCTTATCCAAGCTGATGCTAAACAACTGGAATGGGTCGTAATAAATTGGTTATCACAAGACCCCGTTGGGATGCAGGAGATTATAGATGAAGTGGACGTACATAGCAAAAATCAAGAACGATTTGGCTTGCCTGAAAGAGTCGTTGCTAAAATCTTTGTTTTTCGACTTATTTATGGTGGCTCTGACTACAGTTATTCTCATGATCCAGATTTTATGGGAGTATCTAGAAGTCAGAGATTTTGGAAGGAAGTAATTGAGAAATTCTACGATAAGTATAAAGGCATCGCCGCCTGTCACGCTAAGTGGGTCGCAACGGCAATTGCTACTGGCTACCTTGAAATGCCTACTGGAAGAAAATACTTCTATCAACCTTATAAAAATTATAGGGATGAGACTCAGTGGCCTCGAACAAGAATTTTAAACTACCCAGTACAAGGGTTAGCCACCGATCTTATGTCTATTGCCAGAGTAAGTTTTAAAAGGAGATTAGATGCTCTGGATTCTGATATTCGGGCTAATATTAAGCTCGTTAGCACTGTACACGATTCTATTATATCGGATATACTGGATGAGTCCCTTAGACCCTTGGTGGAGGATACTCTTCATGGAGTGTTCCACGATATTCCTAGTAATTTTAAGTCTATATTTGGGATTGAGTTTAATCTTCCCCTACGTTGTGAAATTACTTGTGGTCCAAATTTAAAGGATTTGGTTTGAAACTTATAATCGCAGGTAGTCGAAATTTAAATTTGTCGGCAGATTCTTTAGATAATATTATTTTTAATTTACCAGATAATATGCCAATTATAACTGAAGTAGTTTGTGGAATGGCAAAGGGAATTGATCTTGCTGGTAGAGGGTGGGCAATTAACTATAAAATACCAGTAAAAGAGTTTCCTGCTGATTGGGCTAACTTGGGAAAGGGAGCAGGATACGCTAGAAACGCTGATATGGCAAAGTATGCCGACGAGTTACTCGCTTTCTGGGACGGAAAATCACGGGGAACTAAACACATGATTGAGTGCATGTTACAGCTAAACAAACCCTTTCAAGTTATTCTCATTCGGCCTTGACATACTCATAAAAGGATGATATAATATATATATATGACTAAAAAAATAGGTTGGACAGACGATCTTCTTCGTACTTTGTATGATATGAAATGCAATGGAAAGAGTTTAAAGGATTGTGTTTCCTTTTTACTTGTTAAAACAGGTATAGAAGTAACCCCCGCTTGTGTAAGTATACGGCTTAAAGCTTATAGACAACAGATGGGTCTTAATTTTAAAGGTGTCGATGCCTGTTAATTGGCGAATGGCGATGGAACGAGAGTTTGCCGAGCTAAGGCAGGATCGGCAGAGGTTGTTTGAGGGGGCAGTAGAGGCGATTCGTCATTTAGAAAACTTACAGGTCCACATTGCTCAATTACCTAAACAATACCGACCATTCATCGACAGTCATGTGGATATGGCTATGGCCGCGCTCGATCATACTTCTCGCGCCACTGGAGTAGACCTTGCTACTCGTCCTGCTGATGTTTTTTCATATGATGAAAACGACGAAGACATAATTAAAGCAAGAGAATATTTAGGAGATAAAAATGCAGATTGAAGTTATTAAAGTAGATGTAGAAAGTAAAGGTAAGTATAAGGTAGCAACGGTATCTTTTAAAGGACCAGAAGGTAAGGTTGAGCAAAAAAATCTTATTTCTTTTGGGGATAGTAAAGAAGCATACGATAAGTTTGTAGAGGCAACTCAGGGAGATTTGTTTGAAGTCACGCCAACCCAGATCGCGGGTAAAGATGGCAAAGAGTATTGGCACTGGAAGAACCCAACGGTTGTTGGAAAGGCTGGAGTATCTCAACCAGGAGCTAGTCGAGTGGCTCTGACAGTATCGCCGCGAAGCACTTATGAGACCCCAGAGGAACGGGCTAAGAAGCAAGTTTATATTGTAAGGCAATCTAGTATTGGAGCAGCAATTGAGTTGCTTGCTTTAGCAAAAACTACCAAAGCAACCGTAGAAGCTGTACTCGATGTTGCTCAGCAATTTGAGGATTACGTCTTTGGGAATAATGCGCCTCTTGCACACTATGATGATTTTAAAGTGGAGGTTAAATAATGTTTAGTTCAAAAACAGTTGCACAGGTTGTTAAGGGTTTTAGTAAAATAATTCTTGATTTAAAAAAGGTGGCAGAGTATCATCAAACTATAGTTGATAATGGAAGCGATCAATTAAGAGCAATTCAGGCACAAATGGAGATTTCAGCGGCGGAGTCAGTTCGTGCCCAAAAGATTGCAGATAGGCTTCAAGCTATTCTTGAATGACGGTTGCTCTTATTGACGGCGACATAGTGGCGTACCGTTGCGCTGCTACGGTTAAAGAGGACGATGCCCTAGATATAGGCAATTGGAGGGCATCCGTAATGATGGATGAAATTATTGCGGATACAGGGGTTTCCGAATATCTTCTTTTTCTTAGTGGTGGGGAGAACTTCAGAAAGACCTTGTATCCTCTTTATAAAGCTAATAGGGCCGATAAACCCCGGCCAAGGGCCTTACAACCTGTAAGGGAATATCTGGTTCTTGACTGGAATGCCAAGATTACTGATGGAATAGAAGCAGATGATGCTTTGGGAATTGCTCAAACGGAAGAAACAATTATTTGTAGTATTGATAAAGATCTTCTTATGATTCCTGGTAAGCACTATAATTTTGTCAAGAAGGAGTTTTACGAGGTGTCCCCAACGGAGGCTCTGCGTGTTTTTTACAAGCAGTTACTTCTTGGAGATCGAAGTGATAATGTGCCGGGATATGATGGACTGTCGCGGCAGAAACCAACTAAAATTATTCAGGGTTGGTACAACATTATAGATAATACAGATGACGAGTTATTTATGTTGGAGGTTGTTCGTCAAGCATATAATTTTGATGATGAGCGATTGCTTTTGATTGGAAATCTGTTATATATACAACAAAAAGAAGGAGCAAAATGGCAACTACCAAAAAAGGAACTCCTATCGAAATCTACAGAACAGATGGCGGAGGGAGTCACCCAATAATTGGTGCATGGTATGACTCCTACGAGGGTACTTGGATTCCCACGGCATGGACTGCCGATGGACACATTATAGATAAAGATAATCCGTGTTCCCTGGATATAGATGGCCTATAAAAGTAATTTTGAGCGTAAGGTAGCAAAACTGCTCGGCAAGCGGGTTAAGTATGAGGCAGAGACAATAGAGTTTCTACAACCAGAGAAAAAGCGGAAGTATTTACCAGATTTTAAGGTTAAGGAAAATGTATTCATTGAGACAAAAGGTAAGCTGGATATTGAAACTCGTAAAAAACATGAGTGGATTAAGCAACAACGCCCAGAGATTACTATTTATATGTTATTCATGAATGCCTTTAATAAAATTCGTAAAGGAAGTCCCACTACTTATGCTGATTGGGCAGAGAAGGTTGGGATTGAGTGGGCGGATTTTGGTATGGGTATTCCTAAGCATTGGTTGAAATAGGGTGCATGTAACTAAAACAATAGAGACACCAGAGGGTAACGTAACCTTTGACGGTGAACTCAGTCAAGATGAAGTAGATCTGGTAATTACTACTGGTCTTAATTATCTGCTTGCTCGGGGGGCGCTTCCCTTTCAAATGATGAATGATAAAAATAAGGCTTCAATAATAATAAATGATAGCGAGATTCCCTCATGACAAGCCATTTAATAATCCCGGATACCCAGGTAAAGGAAGGGGTTCCTCTCGATCACCTTACTTGGGCTGGTCAATTTGCAGCAGATAAGAAACCAGATGTTATTATTCATATTGGTGATTTTGCTGATATGGAATCTCTCGGAATGTATGATGTAGGGAAGAAATCCTTTGAGGGTAGGCGATACATAAAAGATATAGAAGTTGCAAAAAAAGGAATGGACTTATTTTTTAGTCCAATTAGGGAAGAACAGGCAAGACTCCGCAAGAATAAAGAGAAAATCTGGAAGCCTCGTTTTGTTCTTACTCTTGGGAATCATGAGGATCGAATTAGTAGGGCTGTCGAGGCAGATTCAAAGCTTGAGGGTGTTCTTTCTATCTCCGATTTAGGGTATGAAGATTCGGGATGGGAGGTTATACCTTATCTCGAACCTATCTGTATTGACGGGATTATGTACTGTCATTACTTTACATCAGGTATCCTGGGAAGACCTGTCTCTTCTGCTGCTGCTATGCTGTCCAAGAAACACCAATCTTGTATTATGGGTCACGTTCAAGGAAGACAGATTGCTTACGCTACTAGAGCAGATGGGACACAAATTACGGGTCTCTTTGTCGGAGGATTTTATCAGCACGATGAGGAATATCTTAAATGGCAAGGAAACCGACATTGGAGGGGAATTTGGATGGCACATGAGGTAGATAATGGCTCGTTCGACGAGATGCCTGTGAGCCTCCCTTATTTAAGGAAAAGATATGGGAACTGATTGTTTCATTGTAGATGAGCAAACAAAAGATTATGAGAATTTAGACAGATTCTATTGTTTTAAAGATACGTTTCCAAAAAACGCAAGAACATTACCACGATTTTTATTTCTTCTTCAGTTGGAAGCGCAACAGAAGTATTATTCTAGGATGTTATATTGGACTAAGGTTGCTACGGATTTTATAAATACACATCCGGGAGACGTATTTAGTCTTTATCCGGATTATGATATGCCAGAGGAGTATTTTGGATTATATAAATATGGCACAAAGACAATTACTTAATAATCCTTATCAAAAAGATTATCCGCGGGTTCTTTTTATTTGTTCTGCCGGAATGTTACGTTCTGCTACAGCGGCACACGTAATGGCCGGGCATGGGTGGAATACACGTTGCGTTGGAACAGAAGAATACGCGATTCAACAAGTCTGCGATGAAGTTCTTGATTGGGCACAAGAGATCTATTGTATGGAGCAGGAACACGCAGATAAAGTTGAAAAGGGTTATTTGAATAAGATTAAGGTTCTAGATATACCCGATATTTATGTGTATCGTGACCCCGATCTTATTAAATTAATAGAGGATAAACTCCTTGGAACCGGATGACGACTACAAAATTTGTAGTTCAGTGGTTTTAAAAACAGCACCCGTTTCTTTTTTACTAAAGGAAAAACCTTGGAAAGAGAAATTCAACGAACACACCAGCTTGATGCCAAGAAGTTTAGTTCTGACTTACTCCTGCCTCTTTTTATTTGCGGCGTTTGCAGCATTATTTTCTTGGTTGTTACAGTCTCACTGGGGATTCGCTTGCTCAATTGTGCTAACCTTAGCTGGTTGTGTAGTTAGATTATACGGAATATTAAAGATATGAGTATTGTTCCTGTTGTTCTCTTGGTTGCTGCCGGAGCTTATGTTGTTGCTGGTGTATCTGAGGCCACACGAAATCTATGGTGGTTCGGTTTCTGGTTTAGCTATGCCTTTGCCAACTTTTGCTGGTTAAAGGCTACGAATGCCCTCTAAAGAAGTGGATCCTAACGGGCTTGCTGCGAAGCAGCCGGGGAGTAAATTAGATGCTAATAAACCAGCAATCTTACAGGGTGTTTTACAGTATTTTCCACGCGCTTTACTGGAAATTGGAAGGGTTTCAACGATTGGGGCGAAGAAGTATTCTTGGAAGGGATGGGAAAGCGTTCCCGACGGCATTAATCGCTATGGTGATGCGTTGGCTAGGCACTTACTTGCAGGAGCCATTGAGGGTCCGTATGATGTTGATACAGGTTTACTACATGATTCCCAAGTGGCGTGGAATGCGCTTGCAAGATTAGAATTAATTTTAAAGGAGAAAGATAATGATTAAATTTTGGCCCGTTGGTGGATCGCACTACCAGTCTCACAGCGGAGGACTTACACCTATTCAAGCTGAATTCCTTCAAGGATTGAAAGCTAAGGATAGGTTTGTAATTTTTGTTAATGATGATGGAAGTCTTACTCTAAAGAAGTCTAAATTAGAAGCAAACCCAGAGTTTGTGGCAGACGATGCCCTACATAACGACGAATCGGCGTAAGGTTCTTAATGTTGGAGAGATCCCTGACTCCGCAGGAGAGTTAAACTATCTGTTTACTGTCCTATGCAGGAAGTATCTGGACAAGAAGAAACGATCTTACCAACACTTTAATGATTGTATCGGTGCTCTAGAGGGGTGTAAACTAGAGATGTACAGACGACAAGTTGAGCAGTACGAAGATAAAAAGATTCTTGAAAATGGAGATGTATGGTAATGAGAGTATATCTTTCTGGACCTATGCGGGGATACCCTAAGTTTAACTTCCCTGCTTTTTTTGAAGCAGCGGCAAAATTAAGAGCAGATAATCATTCTGTCTTTAATCCTGCCGAGAAGGATTTAGACACCTATGGGCCAGGCGTATTTGACTCAGATCAAGGTAAAGTAGAGGATATTAATGTTAAGGGTTTTAGTCTAAGAAAGGCACTTGCAGTGGATGTACAATGGATTTGCCTTTCAGCGGAGGCCATAGCTCTACTACCTGGATGGGAAAAAAGTAAAGGGGCTACTGCTGAGAAAGCCCTTGCAGAGGCGTTAAGTCTATATGTCATTTATCTCTAATGTCCTTCTTCCAGTTTGGGTTAAACCTCTTGCTCTGGGAATTCTTGTTCTTTCTCTTTTCGGTTATGGTTACTATCGTGGTCTTGCTAGTGGCGAAAAAGAACTTATCGCCTTCCAAACCCAAGTAAGTTTAGCTGCTACAAAACAAGATATAAAAACAGCACAACATATAATTAAACAAAAGGATATTTCTAATGCGACTCAAACAAGGCTTGCTCGGCGTCTTGCTGCTGCTAATAAGCGGTTGCGCAGCAATACCTCAGATGGTGCCAGCATCGTGCCCGCCATTCCCACAGCCCCCACAAGGGTTGATGAGCAAACTTCCGACATGGTATCTACTGGAACCTTTAACGGACTCCAACAAAGCTATCGACAACTCTACCTTGACTGCACCAAAACTACAATAGTTGCAGATGAGTGGCAAAGATGGGCCATTGAGAATTTAAACAATTCGCAAAGCGAGTAAGGGAATAATATATGACTAAGACTTTTGAGGATATACGAAAACGACTTAAACGGGTTGACGAAGTTTCATTGTTAGAGATATTAGAAATATCCTCAGAGGACTTAGTCGATCGTTTTGAAGATAAGATTGAAGAAAAAATAGATGACCTTGCCCAAGAATTTGAAGACGAAGAGACGCTCGACAATAGCCAGAATGGTGAGGAATGACTCCCTTTGGCGTACTAGAAAAGTAAAAAAAATAACTAAAAAGGAACAAGAGGATCTTGAAGCAAAAAAAGAAATACAGGAGTATCGGAAAAGTACAGGAAATAACTTGGCGGGATCATAACTCTTATAAGGGGTGGGTTGATCCAAAAAACCTAAAACCCGAGGTTATTGCGAAGACGGTTGGATGGGTAGGATATGAGGATAGGGATTATGTCCAGGTTGCCGGTACTACTTGTGTGGAAGACCCACAAATAGGCATGGTGATGAATATAATCAAGAGTTGTATTCTTAAACGACGGACTCTTACATGACAACCATTGCCTGTAACCGGGAGCTTATGGCCTCCGATAGCCGAGTAACCATTGCCGAGAAAGGTTTTGCTTATCCTGCTACAAAGATTATTAAGACCAACGGAATGTTAGTAGGGGCCAGCGGGGAGGGCGGGGATTGTACTCGCTTTCTTGAGTGGGCAAGAAAGGGTTTTAAAGAAAAGGATATACCAAAGTGGAAACAGACAAACTACAGTGAAGACGAAATTGTTGGAATTATTCTTAAGGATGATGGAATCTATCTTTGGACCCAAGGGGGACCTGAGCCCGAACGGGTTGAAGCAGATTACTTTGCCATCGGCAGTGGAGGAAAGCCCGCCCGAGTCGGAATGTCTCTCGGACTTGATCCGATCCAGGCCGTCGAGAAGGCATGGGAAGTAGACAATATTTGGAGTGGTCCTCCTGTTCAAGTTCTAAGGCTCAAAGAATAAAAGTGTATCCCGGACAGAGAAAAATAGAAAATCATCCCTTTAGCCTCAAAGGGATGAAGAAAAAGGATTGGTTTTATGGGTGCAAATCTTGTGGAAGGCAACTAGAGGTTGGGGTAATTTCTGGACCATACAAATGTGTATGTGGCGGGAGATTTAATGTTTTTTATGTAACTAAGGAAGACATTGAATTAGGACTCACATAACTTTCGTTCGGCCTCCCGACGCTTAACAAGACCCTTTGATACCTTACCTCCTGCCCTATTCCAGGAGCTAATAGCGGCGCAGGCACCTGCATAGTTGCCAGCATTTAGTTTTTTGACTAGGGTAGAAGAGCAGAATGCTCCAGATCCTATATTGTAAGAAAGACTAATATAAGCATCATATTCATTTTGAGATAGGGGCACTTTAACACACCGTTTTAGTGCTCCCTCAAACCTCTTGATATCTGTCAAGGCCCGTACCAGGGCTTTCTCGACAGAGATTTTATCCCCCGGCTTTACACCCTCAGTAGTACCAAAACCAATAGTGGAGACACCCACTCCATCATTATAGGCTGTGTCTCGGAACCCCTCATAAGAAGTAATCCCCACCAATCCCGCAGCAGAGAGGATAAGCGCAACAAGTTTAATTCTCTGTGTCAGTTGCACGGCGACTGACCCTCTTTATTAGTCCTTGGCGTTCTGCAAAAGGACGTAAAACCTTTTTCCATACCCACTCCCCAATCAAAAGTATAGTGTATAAAGCGGCAAGAGCCGCTGCCGCGTCTGCCCAAGATGTAATTGCCACGGCTGCCCAGGCACTAGCAATCTTAATTCCTCCGTTATTTTCCACCCTTATTGCCCTCCTGTAACAAAATTAAATTTCATCGGTTGCTCAAGGGGCGGGGTTAGTCTTTGTTGCGGGGTTTTGAGCTTTTCAAACTCATGCTCTAGCAGCGCATTTTGTGCTTCCATGAC